TTTAATATTTAATAATAAGCTATATTATATTTTTTCTTATTTTTCTTAGACTTAGTAGGTCGTCTCTTAGACTTAGCAGGTCGTCTTTTAGACTTAGCAGGTCGTCTCTTAGATTTAGGTCGTCTCTTGGACTTAGCAGGTCGTCTCTTAGACTTAGGTTTAGTCTTCTTTAAGGATCTTGATTTTTCTAGCTTGTTATTAGAAGTATCAAATACTTCTTTTGGTATATATCTAAAGAAATTTAAATTATATAATTTAGAATCTCGAGAGATTATATTTTCTTTAACTTGCGAATAAATCTTAGACTTCTCTTCTCTCATATCTTCTAATGTTTGTTGCTTACCGTAACATAAAACACTAAATCTGCGCAATAACCCTTTTTGTTGCAGACGATTATTTAGTTGAACTTTGAATAAATATTCAGCAATACATAATAATCTATTTTCATCATAATATGGCCTATTAGCGTATATAAATATTAAATAGAAACTCAGTATTGTATCTATTGTTGCTACTTTTATTTTTTGACCGTTAATGACTATAACATTGTAGTTATGACACGCAGTTGATTTATAAATAAATGCAATTACATCTTTATTTACTACAATTTCATAATGAACGGATACATATTCACCTATTGGCTGTTTTTTATTAATTGTAACATTTTTAAAACCCTCATAATTCAATTGCTCTTTTAATATTCTAGCACTTGCCTCTGGGTTATCACTTAAAACATCAAAATCCGGAATTTTAGAAATTTGTATGCGTTCTTTATATGGCATATGTTTACTATATAAAGCACTAGCAAAACCGCCAAAAAACACAAGTCCTTGATTTACAAAGCAATCTTTAGTAATCTCATAAATCTCTCCCTGTTTGTTGTCATTACCTTCATAACGCCTTTGAAAATCAAGATTTTTACAAGATTGTCCGCGTAGCGGAAAATGCTTATTTAATAATATAATACGCTTAAGAACTTTCTCCCATCGCGAAACGTCACCCATAGGGCGAGAGAGCTCTTGGTACATAGACATTCGTAAAAAATTAGGCGGGCAATAAGTTATTGCATTAATCTTTATTGCTTTTTCGTATATATTTTTAAATAAACTGTGTTCCATATACGTGATGTCTGCTATTGGAATAAAATTCACATACACCTTATATGTTCCTGTGTGAACACCTGACTTTGCTTCAACTTCTTCGTAGCCAGCTTTATAATAAATATTTGCTAAATCTCTCGCATATTCCATAGCTAACGGTGAAAAGAAATCATAATCTGGTATTTCAATATCTTTGTTGTAAAATCTATATTGCTCTGGTAATATATTATTTATGGCTGTTCCACCATAACATAGTGTTTTATGTGTTCTTAAGAAATTTTCTAAAATTTCTATAATTTTTTTTATTGCTTCTGATTGAACAAGTTTTCGACCACTAATTGAAGTAGCATTATCTATTGCCTTTCTCAATATTTGTAATTCTTTTTCTTCAAATGTTTCTTTCATAACTCTAATATATTATATTATATACTAGTAATATTATAATAATATGTTATATAATCTATAATCTAATTAAATCAAAAATAGCGCGCTAAATATTATAATTTACACCTGTTCCAGTTGTGTCGACTATGGTTGGTATGTCTATATTTAATAACTCTGTTCTTGATTTTTTAAACCACGAATAGTTTTGCTTTGCTTTAAATAACGCATTATATCCCAGTAAGTTATTATCCATATTCTGATGTTTCATACATATAGCATGACATCCACTATCAAAAGATAGCCCAGGATCAAAGTTTATTATTGAATTATCTAAATTTGGTAATACAATGGTATATTTTGTTTTTGTAGACTCTATAAATGAAACGGAACCTTTTTTAGAAGCAATTTGATTATATCTAAATGTATTGCAATTTAATCCTTTGGCTTTCAAATTAACGTAGTCTTTCAATTTACTTAAATCGGCATTAGTATCAATAATGCTAGGTAATGGGTTAAATTCACAAATTATAATAACTTTTCTATACAATTCTTCCATTTGCGCAAATATTAAAGTCTCTTCTTTTCTGGTTTCAATTGCAAACACTCCATCAGCATCACCTAAGCATTTTTCAATTATATCACCCATTTTTTTAAGCATAACTAAGTTAGTGCTCATAACTCTAAAATTTAATATTAATGGATCATTTGCGCAATTTGTAGAAGTAAGATTGAAAGCCTTTTCTTTAATAGTGATTAATACTTCTTCTAATAATAGTGAATTATACGTTTCTTTAATATAATTACTGTTAGCAGTTGATGCTGCAACAATAGGCTCATTATTATATGAATAAATCTCAAAATCTAAAAATCTGCAACCATTTGCAATACACTTTTCTAAAGCACAAAGCGCAACAAAGTTATTTTTGTAGCCATCGCCACAGCAACAATTATAAGCACTTTTAACGTGATAATTTATTAATTTATTATTTGAAGTATCACTCCCAAACCCGCTATTTTGTTTTACAATAGCCCCAGAGGTTTTATTAATTGGACTAAGAAAATAGCTTGTATTTGTTAATGATGGCCAATATATATTTAATTTATTGCAACTTCTGGTTTTTAAACTTAATCTATTAGCGACCCAGCTAAATAAAAGTAATACTATAAATATTATTATTGACAATGTTACATAGAAATATTGACCACCACTAATATTTGGCATTTTTAATGAAGTACTAGGACTAGACATATAGTATGTTATACTATTTATTATTATTATAAAATATTATTATTATAAAATATTATAATATGTTAAATTTAATTAAAAATAGTTATTATAACATAAATAATATAATATATTATTAATTATTATAATAATAATATAATATGGCAGGAGGACTATTAAATTTAATAGCGCTAGGAAATCAAAATATTATTTTAACAGGCAATCCTACAAAAAGTTTTTTCAAGTCCACATATTATAAGTATACCAATTTTGGGCTGCAAAAATTTAGAATTGACCAAACCGGACAAATGGAATTAGATGTAACCAAGAAGTCCAGTTATAGTTTTAAAATGCAGCGTTATGGTGATTTATTAATGGACACCTATTTAGTTATAAAATTACCAAAAATATGGAGCCCATTATTAAAATATAATGCTAATGACTATAGGCCTTATGAATTTAAATGGATTAAAAACATTGGATGTCAAATTATTGAGTCGGTCAATATAACAGTAAATGGTGCAACTATACAAAAATTCAGCGGACATTATTTGCAAAATATTGTAGAGCGTGATTTTGATGCACATAAGAAAGCACTATTTGATATTATGACAGGTAATATTAGCGAATTAAATGACCCAGCAAATTATAATAATAGAAATAATAACTATCCAAGTGTATATAAAAATGCGTTTTCTGATATAAGTGGGATTGAGCCGTCGATCAACGAATATAATTTATATATACCAATAAATTCGTGGTTTTCTATGAATTCAATTATGGCATTTCCGCTAATTTGCTTACAATATAGTGAATTAGTTATTAATTTTACATTGCGACCTTTAATGGAGTTATTTACAATTAAAGATGTATTATATAATAATGCAGTAAACCCTATACCATATAATAATTTTCCTCAAATACAGCCTAATCAAAATATAATCGAATACCAATTTAAAAGATTTATTAATCCTCCTCCACTAAGTGATTTAATTCCAAATGTCGATAGTTATAAAGACTTGCCGACTAAAATTAACAGCTCTATTCATTTAATATGTACGCAATGTTTTTTAGCCGAAGAAGAGCGAACCTATTTTGCAAAAAATACGCAAAATTATTTAATTCGAGAGATTTATGAATATAAATTTGAGCGAGTTATTAAATCTAATAAAATCAAGTTAGAGTCCAACGGATTAATTAAAAACTGGATGTGGTATTTTCAAAGGAGCGATGTTGCTACTCGCAATGAATGGTCTAATTATACAAACTGGGTATATGAAAATAAAATTCCAAATGATTTGCAAAAATTT